CTCTCATGCTGTCTCCTCTGACCGTCGTGGCCATGGGCGCCCTGTTTGAGAGCAAGGACTACCTGTTCCCGACGGAGTCCTCCGAGAAGCGCAAGAAAGACCATTGGATCTACAAGCTGTTCAACGCCGCCTCGTTCGCCGGCGCGTTCGGTCCTAAGATCGAAATGGCTACCAAATTCATCGCGCGCGATCAGCCGCCTGGCGGCGTCGCCGGACAGACCATTGTCGGCGCCGGCCGCGTGGGCAAGAAGGCCATCGAGCTCAGCATGGACGACACCAAGTCCCAGGCCCAGAAGGAAGCAGAGCTCAAGGCCGCTGCCGGCAGGGCTGCCGTGGCGCCGATCAAGGGCGCAGCCGTGATCGCAGGATCCGCGCTGCACCCGGTCGCCGGCGCTGCTGCCGTCGCCATGACCAACGACACCGGCTGGTCTAATGAGCTCCAGGCTAAGCCCCCCAAAAAGGGGTCGCTCCCGCCGTCCGAGGAGTTGCCTGGCAAGCGGAGATAATTAGATCTTAACCATGAGCTACATCATCACGTTCGCCCTGGGTCTAACCGCCGGATTTATCGGAGGCCTGTTGGTGTTCCGGAAGAACCGCGAGAAGATCGACCAGGCTGAAGCCAAGGCGCGGTCCATCGCAGAGCAGTTCAAGAATTGAGATCAGCTCTTGTCATATGCTTGGCCCTCGCAGGGTGCAGCTCGCAGCCGGCCCCGGTCATAGAACCGTCAACGCCGGTCGCGCAGCTTGGCACCCTGGAAGCCAAGCAGGACAAGATCGACGGCCGCGTAGCCGGTGCCCTGGTGGCGATCGAGACAAACGCCGACAAGCCACCGGTCGTAAGAGCTGAAGCCAGGCTAGCTCAATCATACTTACCGCCGGCGAGCGAGGGCGACAAGGCCTTCGCCTTGGCCAGGGCTGCAGCTAACGACGAAAAGGCATACCAAACCCAGACGGAGTTCGCGCGCAAGTTCTTGGATCAGCTCAACAAAGATTGGAAGAAAGCCGACGACATGGCCAAGACCAATGCCGTCGAGATCAAGCGCCTGGCTGACGAGAACAAGCAGCTGCGCGCCGACCTGGTGCGCGTCGAGAAGGAGGGTGATCACCGGATCTGGACCCTCACCGGCGCTGCGCTCGTCGTCCTGGGCGGTGTCGCCATGGCCTTCGCTGGCATCAAGAAGGGCGCGCCTCTACTAGTGGCCGGGCTGTTCGCCGGCAGCGTCCCCTACATAACCGAGAGCGAATGGTTCGCCTGGATCGCTGCATCTACCGGCCTGGTCTTGGCCGGGCTGCTGATCTGGGTGGCCTACGACAAAGCACGAGACACCGTCAATGAGCCCAATCCCCCCGCCTAGTCCGGAAGATGTGAACCAGGTCCTGGCTGACGGCGCTAAGGCGTCGGCCCTGGGCGCCGGCGCCATGACCGCGAGGCTTTTGCTCAGCACGGAGAAGCAGAGCCTGGGCTACGTCGCGCGCCGGATCATGGTCGCTTGCATCGTCGGCTTCTTCGCGTCGATGGTGGTCCGCGAATACATACACAGTATCTCATTACAGTTCGCAGCTGTGGGCGCGCTCTCTTACGCAGCGCCGGAGGTTTGTGACTACGTTCTCCAATATATTCGTGCGAAAGCCCAAGCCCAAGTCAGCTCCGCAAAGCGCAAGCGATGAGGGCAATCTGCTGATCGCGATCGGCGTGACGTCGATCGTGTCGATCCTTTGCGCCGCGGCTACCGCCTATCTGATCCAGGCTACGCTCGACGCGTTCTCATCGAGCACGGCCATGGTCGGGTTGATCACGGACGCCGGCCTGGTGTTCGACGACAAAAACACCGAGCGCCAGCTGAGTAACGCGACCCTGGCGCTCAAGACTACCAGGGACATAGCCCTGGCCATGGCCGTAGGCTCGTCGTTCGTCGGCATCGGGCTGCTGCTGCGCGCTGCCAAAGCTCGCAGTTAGCTGTAACAGACTCCTACAAAACGGAGTTGCGGGGGCCATGGCGCCGGGCACGTTGTCCCTACCAACCAATGTATCAGCTCGACGTTAAAGCCGTTATTCGCCGCTTCGGTGGACGAATGGAGCTTTGGCGCCGGCTCACCGCCATGAAGCACAGCATATCAGTTAAGACGATCGAGAAGTGGACCGAGCGCAGCTCGATCCCCTCGTCTCAGCTGCTGGTCCTCATGGCCCTGGCTAAGGAGGAGGGCAAGCCCCTCGTCATAGCTGACTACGTCATTTCCCACAAAACCGACAATGAACATCGACCCTCGTAACCGCACGACGGCTGAGCTGAAGCTCACCTTCGACAACATGTTGCAGACGCTGGACTCCCTTAAGGAGAACATCGCCCTGCACGAACAGATCCTAACGGAGCGCTACGGCGCCGCCATGAAGCTCGCCCTGGAGGCTGCCGGCAAGACGTCCGGGGAGCTGACCCAGGAGATCGACGGCGTGAAGCTGGAGTTCTCCCTCAAGCCCAAGGTCAAGTGGGACAACCTCAAGCTGCGCGACGTCGCCGGCAGCATGGACCCGGACATGGTCTACTCCGTTTTCAAGATCGAGTTCTCCGTCCCGGAGCGAACCTTCAAGGCGCTCACGGATAAGAAGCTGATCGAGCAGCTGACCGAGGCCCGGACGGTTACCTACCCGGAACCCAAGGTTACCTTCGCTTAATTCTCCCCCAACCAAACCGACATATGATCCGCATTATCAAAGCGGACGACCGACTGAAGGCCGTCCCCAAGATCAACATCGCCCTGTTCGGCCCATCCGGCGCCGGCAAGACCACCCAGGCTCGCACCTTGGATCCTAAGACCACGCTGTTCGTGGACCTGGAGGCCGGCACCCTGGCTATCCAAGATTGGGCCGGCGACGTCCTAGACGTCCGCGCTACCGCCCAGGCATTGGGCGCCCACCCCTGGGAGATCGCCCGCGCGCTCGCCCTCTACATCGGCGGTCATGACCCGTCGGACCGCGACGGCGCCTATAGCAAGGCAGCCTACGACCAAGTGTGCGCCCTGTTCGGCCCGCACATCAACTTGTCCAAGTATCAGACCGTGTTCGTTGACTCTATCACCGTCGCGTCGCGCGAGTGTTTCAAGTGGTCGCAGACCCAGCCGGAGTCCGTATCCGAAAAGACCGGCAAGCCGGACAACCGCGCGGCCTATGGCACCCTTGGCCGGGAGATGATCCGCTGGCTGACCCATCTGCAGCATGCCTCCATGTCCATCGTCGTCGTTGGCATCCTCGACCAGGAGAAGGACGATCTCAACCGCATCACCTGGAGCCCGCAGATCGAGGGCAGCAAGACCGGCCGAGAGCTGCCGGGTATCTTCGACCAGGTGGTCACGATCCAGAACATGAAGGCCGAGGACGGCAGCATGTATCGCGCGTTCGTCTGCCAGCAGCAGAACCCCTGGGGCTACCCGGCTAAGGATCGCTCCGGCCGCCTTGAGCTCCTGGAGGCCCCGGACCTGGGCGCCCTCATCCACAAGATCCGGGAAGGCAAGCGCCTGGACACGACCATCACCACCACTCTGCCCACTAAGCAGTCCTAAAAACCAAACCAAAATACCAACATGTTCGACCAAACCACCGGAGCCTCCGGCTCCTCCTCCAACCAGCTGATCCCCCACGGGACGCTCGCCTTCGCCGTGATCAAGGTGACCGGCGTCAAGAAGTCCAAGCGCACGGGCGGCGAATACGCCAACCTGGAGCTCACGATCACCGAGGGTGAATACCAGCGCCGTAAGGTCTGGACCGTGATCATGAACCCCCAGGACCCGGCCAACATGGACGACGTCAAGCGCGCCGAGGGTAAGCCCGACGGCGCCAAGATGGGCCTCGTCGCGTTGACCCGGATCTTTGAGGCCGCCGGCGTGTTCACCAACGACCCGCGCAGCTACCAGAAGTTCAACGGCGCCACGTTCGTCGAGATCCTCCAGCATATCGAGGGCCTCACCGCCGGCATCAAGGTCAAGATCGCCAAGGGTGGCGACGGCTACGACGACAAGAACGAGGTCGCGGAATTCCTGTCTCCTAACCCGGCCTCCGGCGCGTCCCTTAATTGGAACAAGCTGACCGGCGGTGCCACCGTGCAGGACGCCCGCAAGAGCGCCTTCACCGCCCCTGTCCAGGCGCCGGCTCCGATCCAGGCACCCGCCCAGGCTGCTAAGCCGAGCGCCAGCTCGACGCCGCCTTGGCTGAAGAAGGCTAACACCGATACGAACAACCCGTTCTGATCTAACGCCGGCCGGCGATCTTGACTGACTCCGAAAGAGGGTCAAAGCTTCGCCGGTCGGTTGATCTTTGAAGAAGGGGCGAGAGGGTAGCTGCTCAACGTGGCGTCGGTTCCATTCCGGCAGTAGCCCTCGTAGCGGTGATGTATCCTTGGTTGGCATACCTCTCACCGCCGCCCCCCAAACATCTTACCGACATGCAATTACGCCCCCGCCAGCGCGACTTCGTCGCCCGCTGCCTCAAGGCCCTGGACAACGACGGCAACACGCTAGGCGTGGCGCCCACCGGGGCCGGCAAGACCGTCATGCTAAGCGCCGTCACCCGTGAGGTCGGCGGCCGCACCCTGGTGCTGCAGCACCGCGACGAGCTAGTCGCGCAGAACCGCAACACCTTCAAGGCTGTCGCGCCGGGGATCTCGACGGACCTATACACCGCGGACCGCAAGCGCTGGTCCGACGGCGTCACCTTCGGCATGGTCCAGACCCTTAGCCGGCCGGACAACCTGGCTACCGTCCCGTTCCTCGATCTCCTGGTCATAGATGAAGCCCACCATGTGGCAGCCAATAGCTACAAGTCCGTGATCCAGGCTGCCCGGAACATCAACCCCCGGCTCAAGGTGTTCGGCGTCACCGCAACCCCGCAGCGCGGCGACCGCAAAGGCCTGGCTGAAACCTTCAGCAACGTCGCGGACATAATCTCCCTCTCTGAGCTGATCAGCACCGGCTTCCTCGTTAAGCCGCGGTTCTTCGTTATCGACTGCGACATTCGCGACGACCTGGCCAAGGTCAAGGTGACGACCAATGACTTCGACATGAACGAGGTCGCCGCGATCATGGACAAACAGGTCGTTACCAACCGGGTCCTGGACGAATGGACAGCCAAGGCCGGCAACCGCAAGACCGTCATGTTCTGCAGCACGGTCGCCCACGCGGAGCACGTCTCCGAATACTTCAAGCTCGCCGGCCACAAGGCCGACATAATCCATGGCGAGATGGCCGACGGCGACCGGCGCCGGGTCCTGCGCGCCTTCGACAAGGGTGAGCTCCAGGTGCTCGTCAACGTGGCCGTCCTTACGGAAGGCTGGGATTGCCAGGACGTCAGCTGCGTAGTCCTGCTCCGGCCGTGCAGCTACAAGAGCACGATGATCCAGATGATAGGCCGGGGGCTGCGGAAGGTAGACCCGGACCGATACCCTGGCGTTATCAAATCCGACTGCATCGTCCTGGACTTCGGCTACTCCATCCTGGCGCACGGATCCATAGACACGGACGTCTGCCTTACCCCGGAGCCAGGCAACAAGAAGTGCCCGGAGTGCCAGACCAAGCTGCCGGCCGGCGCCCTGGAGTGTCCGGTATGCGGTTACGAATTCCCGATCTTATCCGACGTCGAGGACGACGAGGACGAACCGGACGTCGAGATCGACGACAAGACGCGCATGCCCTTGTCTCACTTCAACATGACCGAGGT